TTACGCAGCCGCGAGCAGCTTGCTACCCGCTTCGGCCAGAAGCTCGTCATCCTGCGGAGTGCAAACGTGGGCGTAGGACTTCAGGAGCGTGACGCCGTTGTCCCGGTGGCCGAGCAGCCGGGCGATGAGCGGGATGGGCATGCCCCAAGTGAGCATCCACGTTGCGCCCATCTTGCGGAGGTCGTGATGGTCGAGCTTGTCCGGGAAATCCCCCGGCAGCTTTCCGGCCTTCTTCAATTCCGTCACGGCCTTGCAGAGCTGGGGGAGGCATTCCGGGCAATCCACCACCAGATCATCCGGGCCAGCGTGCGGGTTTTCCTCCTTCAAGCGGCGCAGCAAATCCTCCAGCGGCTGCCACATCGGGAAAAGCTGTTCCGTCTTGGTGGTGCCGTGGCGTTTCATGTGGGCCTTGGCCCGCCAGACTCTGACCTGTCGCGTCTCCCAGAGGATGTCCTGCCACCGGAGTCCGCCCATGCGTTGCTGGCTGGTGCCTTTGGGACGACCGCCCTTGCCCGTGCCGCCCTTGTGCGGGAGATGGTAGGCAATCTCATGCAGACGGCTGAGCGTGAACGCGAGCAGTTGGGCCAGATCGGCATTGCGCCCGGCTTTCGAGGGATACGTCTTGCCGTCCTTGCCGACGGAAACCCCGTCGCGCATCTGCTGCACCACCAGCTTGAACTCCTCGGGTGAGGGGATGCGCTGGGCCTTGTGCGGGATGCCCATGCGCTTCAAGCCTTGGGCCGGGTTGTTTAGCAACCGACCGCCTTGGACCGCCTGTTGCAAGACCGCCTTCAGCACGGCGATGGTGTTGTTGAACGTGATCGGGTTGAACTTCTGCGCGAAGTGCGCGGCCCAGACCTTGCACTGCTGCGCGGTGATGCGGTCCACGGGCTGGGTGAGCAGATCCATTTCGTTGGCATCCGCCCACGTATATAGGAGATGCTTGAGTCGTTGCTCCCGGTAGGATTTGGACGCCGGGCTCAGTTGCCGGGTGGCGATGGCGTAGTCCGTTTCGGCCAGAAAAGCATCCCGGCAATCCGCGAACGTTTTTAGATGGCCTTTGCGCGGATCATTCGTCTCCACTTGCGCGGCGTTGTGCTTCAACTGCCGCCACCAGTCCTCGGCCTTGAACTTGGCGATCTTGAAATCCGTGCCGAGACTTTTGCTGAGATGCAGACGGCCCTGCAAACGGCGGCGGCAATAGTAGGAGCCGGATTCACTGCGGTAGAGATACGGGGCGACCCGGACCAGCTTGCGCGGCTTCTTGTCGTCGGCCTCAAGTTCCAAGGGAATGATATTGGTATCTTTCATCGGTTAGCTTCGTAGGTTGGGGGCGGTGGTCCCTCCAGAGAAATCCACACGGGTAATAAGGAGGTTTCAGGCGGCGAGCTTGTCCCCTTGCAGGACGCTGCGGACATCGGTGGGGTTGAGCAGCCAGCGGCGGGTGCCGGGGACGCGGCGGATGCCGGTGGTCAGGACGACCTTGCGGGCGGTGAGATAGGCGACGCCGAGCAGTTCGGCGAAGCGTTCCAAGGTGACAGGAGATTCAAGATTGTTGTGCATCATAACAACAGGGTGCGGGTGTCACCCTGACAACGAAAAAGGCGTCCTGTCCGGGAGTGCGGGCAGGACGCCTTAAACGTCTCGCGGTTCAATTATCCAGATGAGCCTCCCGGTATGCTTCCCGCGCCTGAGCCGACTTCATCCAGACGGACACCACGCCGAAGCGGTCCCGGAAATCCGTCACCAGCTTGGACAGGAACTGCTTCGTGACACCCAAGCGGTTGGCCAGTTGGGTGACGGTGGGGTTGCCCAAGGACTGCGGGCGCATGATGAGGCGATAGACGTTGCGCTTGCAGAGGATGACGCGCTCGGTGGCGACGGCGACACGGGCGTTCTGCCACGGCTCCTCGATCCAGTCCAGGATGTCCATCATGGCGGTGGCGGCGGCGATCAGGTCCACGCTGGCGCGATCCTCTTCGCCATCGAGGTTGCGGTAGATTTCCTCGAAATCGAAGTTCACTGACTGCGTATGCTGCTCCTCATCAAAGACGACATCGGGAGTGCCACCGGCGTGTTCGCGCCGTTCACCCTTGGGACGAAGGCGGCAGCGGACCGGTTCCGGGGCGGGGCCGAAATCCTCCTGAAACATGGAGAGCTGGTCTCTGCGCTCGGCGGTTGCCGGTTGCGCCTTGGCCCAGCGCAAGGCTTCATCCAGTTGATCCTCATTGAGACGGCGCACGTCAGCGGCCTCCCAGCCGAGGGTTTGAGTCAGAGTGTTGGTTTTTTGTTCGCGGTTCATAATGAAAATGAGCCGGTGTCACCCCGTCCGATGGTGCTTGGTGCGAATGGCGTCCTTCCTGCTTGCCTAAGTTCTGACCTTATTGCCTTGGGGCAAAGGTCAGCGCGAGCCGGTGCGCGGGCAAAAGCACACGCACGGCCCGAAAGGCAGCAAAAAGAGGCACCACCGGGGCAATGTCCCGGCAGTCGTTGGATTTGGGGTAAAAAAAGAGAGACGCCTACGAACGCCGCGCGGATGTCAACGCGGCGTGGCCGTTGAGACGGCGAAAGCGGCTCTCAGCCCGAAGCAAGGCAGCGCAAGCCCAGCGCAACAACATGCGCGGGTCGCGCCAGCGGCGCACACGGGAAGTCCAGCCATGTGAGATGGTGAAGCAGCGACCGGCAAAGCGCGTCGTGGCCAGACTGGACCGCAGGGCGCGGTCAGGGGTGACGTGGTGCATGGTCAAAGTCAGTTCCAACTCTTCAGCAAAGGCGGCTGCGGCTTCTGTATTCAGATCCTGCAACCAGTTCAAAAGCTCAAACAGCGCGGCGTGGGCCTCTTGGGGTGACTGCTGCCGCCATGCCTTGCGGCTGCGCTGGAGCAATTCACGGTGGTGCTGCCGGGGCAAATGCGCCAACACATGACGCAGTTGGGCCGCGCGGCAACGTTGGATGAGAACGTCGCCAAATTTCTCCCGGATCGCGCGGCTGAGCGACTTGCCGGCATCGAGGACGAACAGGACATCCTTGCCCGTGAAACCACGGGAGCATAGTTGGGCGAGCAATTCATTCACGGCGGCGGGATCGTCCGTGCTGCCGGATTGCAGACCGACCACCTGACGGCGGGCGGCTGCATCTACGCCATGCGCAATGATCATCTCCGCACCGCGCAATTTGTGGGTGCTGATGAACAGCACCCATAGATTAAGCGGCAAAGGACGTTCCACGAGGGCTTGCAGTTCCTGGGCGGTGGCGTCGATCCAGTGACGGCTGACGCAGGACTTGGCGATGCCGTAACCAGATAAGAAGGTTTCGAGGGCGTGGGCGTATTTACGGGTGGAGATATTGCGGGTGAGCAGACCGGTGACACTGCGCTGCATCCGGCCATTCTGCTGAAAGGCGCGGTAGGAAGTGAGGGGGATTTCTGGTCCTTCATCGATGGGTCGCAGGCGGGGCCGCAAGACCTTGACCTTGCGCCCGCGCAGGATGACGTAGCCTTGCTCGCTGCCGTGCCGGTGACAGGTCTGGCGACCCCACTCGCCGCAGCGTTGGGTGACTTCCTCCTGCATGGCCCGCTGGATGACGAGCAGGGCGGATTCAGCGGTGAGCGAATCGAGTTCAGAGGTTGGGTTGGTAAACAGTTCGACCAAGGCGAGGTGGCCTTGGTCGTTTTCGGTATAGATAGGGCTATTAGGATACGACATAGCGGGCGCAGGATATGCCAGACTGGTAGGTGCAACTGCAAGCAGGATAAGCAGTTGGATCGGTCGTAATAGGAGCGGGGGCGGCTCGTAATAGCGGCGGGGGACGCCTATACGACCCCCGGTAAGGAATCTTTTTTGGGTGAGCCGTACTGGTTACCCGCCGCACGTCCTGCCTTTGCCCGCACGAACCAAAAATACAAATGTCCCACTTTTTTGGAGGGAAGCGTTGAAAATCAAGGGGTTGCAAAAGGTGAAATGGGACATGCGCCCACCCAATGTCCCATTTAAGGTGACATCCGAGCGGACGTTGCATGACAACACCCGCCATTCACTGTGCGCATGACGCGCTCGCCGATGTGGTTTCCTTGATGCCACATCCGCGCAATCCCAACCGCCACCCGGAACGCCAGCTCAAGCTGCTGGCCCGCATCCTGGAGCATCAGGGCTGGCGCAGTCCTATCATCGTCTCCAAACGCTCCGGCTTCGTCATCGCCGGGCATGGCCGGTTGGAAGCCGCCAAGCTATCCGGCTGGGAGCATGTGCCCGTCAACTATCAGGAGTTTGCCACGGAAGCTGATGAGATGGCGCATCTGCTGGCCGATAACCAGATCGCGGAACTGGCCGAGATGGACGACGGCGAACTGGCTTCGCTGATTGATGAGTTATCCGGGACGTTGGATTTGGAACTGGCAGGTTTTGATGCGGACGCACTGAAAGAGTTGCGCCCGCAGGTTGCACCTGAGGCGTTCAAGGAAGTGAATGAGAACATTGAAACGGCGCACACCTGCCCGCGCTGCAACTACCAATGGTCATGAGCAAGCCATTGTATTCAGTCCCGACGATGGCAGAGGTGGCTGCGCTCCCGTGGAACGGCTACCACGTCATCAGCACTTTCTCAGGCTGCGGCGGGTCGTGTCTCGGTTATCGCATGGCTGGGTTCAAAGTCAGGTGGGCCAATGAATTCGTGCCCGAGGCACAGGCCACGTACAAGGCGAACCACCCGGAGTCCATTCTGGACACCCGCGATATTAGAAGGATTCAGCCGGAGGAAATTCTGTCTGCGACCGGCCTCCAGCCGGGCGAGTTGGATCTGTTTGACGGCTCGCCGCCGTGCGCCAGTTTCAGCACGGCAGGCAAACGGGAGAAAGGTTGGGGCAAGGTGAAGCAATACAGCGATACCACCCAACGCACCGATGATTTGTTTTTCGAGTACGCGCGGCTGTTGCGGGGATTGCAGCCCAAAGTGTTCGTGGCCGAGAACGTGCGCGGCTTGGTCATCGGCAGTGCCAAAGGTTACTACCTTGAAATCTTCCGCCACTTGGAGAGCTGCGGTTATGTCGTCAAATCCGCCCTGATAGACGCGCAATGGTGCGGCGTACCGCAGAGCCGCAGCCGCATCATTTTCATTGGTGTGCGCAAAGACTTGGGCTTGTCGCCCGTTTTCCCAAAACCGTTCACCTACCGCTATTCGCTGAAAGAAGCCCTGCCGCACATCCGCCGTGCGGTGCATGACACCAAGGGGCTGTTTAGCACGGGCGACATCACGCACCGGCCTTGCCCGGCCATCACGGTCGGGCCGAAGTCGCTCAACTCCACGCATTACCTGGTCGAAGATGCGGGGCCAGCCTTGGCGCATTACGCCATCGGTGTCGAGTGGGACAAGCTCAAGCCCGGCGAGAAGTCCGACAAATACCTGAACCTCGTCCGGCCTGACCCAAACAAACCCTGTCCCACGGTGACGGCGATGGGGGGCATTGTTGGCGCGGCGTCGGTGACACATCCGACCGAGCGGCGCAAGTTCAGCATCCCGGAACTGAAACGCATCTGCTCATTCCCGGCGGACTTCGTGCTGACGGGTGACTACCGCCAGCAGTGGGAGCGGCTGGGCCGGAGTGTCCCGCCGCTCATGATGAAACGGATCGCGGAGACGGTACGAGACGAAATCTTATGCAAACTTGGAAATTTGACGCCAAAGTGACCGCCTGTTTTGCCGACATGCTGGCCCGCAGCATCCCGGACTATGAGACGATGCGCGGCATCGTGCTTGATCTGGGCAGCCGGTATGTGCAGCCCCTGACGAACATCGTGGACCTTGGCTGCTCGCGCGGCGAGGCACTGGCCCCGTTCATCGAGCGGTTCAGCACGCAGAACTACTATCTAGGCTACGAACATTCGCGGCCCATGCTGCGGGCGGCGCAGGAGCGGTTCGCAAAAATGCCCGTGGTGGAAATCCATCCGTGGGACTTGCGGGAGATGGTCCCGAACGTGTGGGCCTCGCTCTGGCTCTCGGTCCTTACCATCCAGTTCGTGCCCGTGGAGTTTCGTCCGCGCATCTTCCGGGAGATACACGACCGCACGCTGGAGGGTGGGGCGTTCATCCTTGTCGAGAAAGTCCTGGGCAACGATGCGGAGACACAGCGGGTGCTGGTGGAAGCCTACCACGACTTGAAACACCGCAATGGTTACCGGCGCAAAGAGATTGAAACCAAGCGCAGGCAACTGGAGCAGGTGCTGGTGCCGTTGCCGGTGGCGACGACGGAAACCATGCTGCGCGCGGCGGGTTTTCGTTCAGTGGAAATGGTCTGGCGGGCGTACAATTTCGCCGGGTGGCTCTGCGTGAAAGCGGAGGATGCCCGATGATTGATGCGAGTGCGGCCGAGAAGGTCTTGCAGGCGGACTTGGCCAACATCGTCCGCAAGGTGAAGGGCGGCAAGCCGCTGTCCAAGGCCGAGCGCGAACTGCTGGCCCGGCAACGGGCCAAAGTGGGGACGCTGGTGCCCTCTGCCATCGCGCTGGCGGAGCGGTTAGGCGTGGACCGGCGCACGCTCAACCGGTGGGCCAAGGAGCCGGGTTTTCCCAAAAAGAATACGGAAGGCTATGACGTGGATGCGGTGCGGGAGTGGGTGGCGTCCAATGGGTTGAAAACCAGCCGGGCCAGTGAGTTGAACGAGGAAAAGAAGCGGGTGGAGATCGAGAAGATACGGCTGGAGATCGACATCAAGAAAGGTTTGTACCTGCCCAAAGAGGAGGTGGTGCGGGATTTGGGCCGGTATGTGTTCACGTTGAAAACGCTGCTGCAGACGGCGGCGACCACGCTGGCCCCGCAGGTGGTCGGGTTGACAGTCCCCGAAGCCTTGGAACGGCTGCGCCAAGAGCATCATGAGATTTTGCGCACGCTGTCCGAGTCGGCATGGCTGGACCCGAGCGCATCCTCCGAGAACTGACCCGCCCGCAAGACCCCTTGCCGGTGCCGGAGTGGTGCGCCCGGCATTTTCAGTTAGACAAGACTTCTCCGATTCAGGGCCGGTATAATCCGAATGTTTCCCCGTGGCTCAACCAGCCGCTCCGTGACTTCCAGAATCCCCGCATCGGTTACCTGTTCTGCCGCGCAGGTGCGCAGACGGGCAAGACGCAGCTCGCCATCTGTGCTTTGACGTGGGCCGTGGCCGAGGAGCCGGGACCGGCCATGTGGGTGCTGCCAGCGGCGGACGAGTGCAAGACCTTCGCCCGGACCCGGCTCAAGGACTCATGGGAAAAGACCGAACCCGTCGCGCGGCTGCTGCCGTCGGATCGGTCGGACAATGCGCTGCTGGAGGTCAATTTTGCCACGATGCCGTTCCTGCTTACCGGTGCGAACTCTGGCAGCAAGCTCACCGGCAAACCGCTCCGTTACGTCTTTGGCGATGAAATCAAGGACTGGCCACCGGGCACATGGGCCGTGGTGCGTAAGCGCGTCACTGCGTGGTTGGGCTTATCAAAGGTGTTCGGGTTTTCCACGCCTTACTTCGCCGGGGATGATGTCGATGAAGGCTTCAAGGAAGGGGACCAGAACTTCTGGTACATGGATTGCCCGCACTGCGGACAGGGCCAGCACTTGGAATGGAGCCAAGTCGAGTGGGACAAGGTGAAAACGGAGGATGGCCGGTATGATTACCCGCGCATTTTCCCGACCATCCGCATCCAGTGCAAGGCATGCAAGGTGCCGATGGTCCGCGACTCGTATCATGAGCGCGTGGCCTTGCTGCGCTCGGGCCGCTGGATCGCGCACAATCCCGCCGCACCCGAGGGCAAGCGGAGCTATGCGTGGAATGCGCTTATCAATCCGCGCATCCCGCTGGCCGAACTGGTCGAGGAGTATCTGCGGGCGAAGGAAGCCGAGACGCAGGGTGTCCTGAAACCGTTGCAGGACTTTTACAACCAGCGTCTGGCGTTGGGCTGGGATGATTGGGTGGGGCAGGGCAAACCGGTCAATCAGGAGGAATACGATCCGGCCGAGAAATGGCCGGATGAGTTCGTGCGCTTCTGTACCGTCGATGTGCAAATCCTCGGCATCTTCTACGCGCTGGTGTGGCAGTGGGCCAAGGGCGGGCGGGCACGGTATGTGGCCGCGCAAGAATGCCATTCATGGGCGGAGGTGAGGGAATTTCAAACCACGCACCAGGTCAAAGACAAGCTGACGTTCGTGGACTTCGGTCATGAGCAGACGAGTGTGTTTGCGGAGTGCGTGCGCTATGGCTGGCGGGCGTTCCGGGGACAGGACAAGGAATTTTTCTTCTGGCGGACGAAGGACAAGAAAACCATCCGGCGCATTGTGTCGCCGCCGTTCCCGTGCGATCCGGCGGTGGGCACTTCGTTTCAGGGCAAGCGCGGTCTGGCGGAGGGTTACTATTGGAGCAACGACCAGATCAAGGACATCGTCAAACGGCTGATTGACGGACGGCAGTTTCTGATGCCGGAGGATGTGCCGGAGATGTTCATCCAGCATCTGAACTCGGAAACGAAACGGAAGGATGAGAAGGGCCGCTGGAAATGGGAACGCATCGGCAAACGTCCGAATCACCTATGGGACTGCGCCTGTATGCAGGTGGCGGCGGCGGTGCTGGGGAATATCTTGAAAGATGTGGTGACGGTCAAATTAGCAACTAGTCCTGCTCCTTGACAGTTTCAACCTTAATACGTGGCAGTCCTCTCATTCTGTTTTCAAGCTCAGTTATGCTTTTGGATCGTGCAAATTCAAACAGCTTTGTGAGTTCAGTCTTATATTGTCCCATCATTTTCCAGCGAAAGAGAACCGATGTGTCGGCTTCACGAAATTCAAAGGCGCGACCTTCCAAATAAAGTCCACTGTGTAAGGGTTTTGAGGTTTCTTGCACCACATTCTCAAAGTGTGCCTTCGCTAGTTCAAGCTCAGAGGCCAGCATGGCCTCAGCAGAGAACACTTCTGGAAAGTCATTCAAGGTGACAACTCTGGAACCATATTCGGCAGAATAGTGTGTGGCTCTAATGAGGTAGGTGGGTTTCTCAAGCCCTGTAATGATAAAATGTTCAGCGAAAAGGTCTGATGAGGTTGTGCTGTCACTTGCTACCAGAATGGTGGGATTGACTTTGCCAACCAGCTTGTTTGCTGTGAAGACCTTCAGAAGTGATTTCTGTTCAATTTTTTGACTGCTCATATTTTTCAGTGAAAATGCAATGGGCGTTTTTCCTCCCGTTCCCATTTCAGAATGGGCACATTGAAAAACAGTGTCAAGCTGGTGAAAGCTAATCATCAGAAAAGTTGCCGGGCACAAAACGCCAAGGAGGTGGGGATTGGGGAATCCCGCTGAAGAAACGTATCCGTGCCCGGCAAAAACAATAGGGCCACCAATGGGCGGGATGTGCAACCTTATTCCCATCGGAACCTGACCGCCTTCAGCCGGTCATCGGCATATCCGGCGAAGCCCTCCGCCAGCTCGTAGAGGCAGCGGCACACGTAGGCGGTCCAGAGCGCGGCCAGTCCCAAGACGAGGGCCAGCACGCTGGACAGGGAGAACAGCCACAGGGTCAGAAACTTCTTCATACCTGGTGCGGCCAGTCAACGGTGACATCGCACGGCGGGCATGGCTTTAGGCATTTTCGTAGGACTCACCGAAGCGGAGCTTTTGGGCATCCGCGATTCCGCGCTGGCGGATTTGCGGAAAGGCACGACCACCACGGGCGTCACGTTCGCCAGTGGCAACGGCGTCAGCCGGGCGACCACCAAGCAGGTGACGATGCCGCCGCAAGAAATCTTATTGGAAGTCCGGTATGCGCTCCGTGCGCTGAATCCCGAAACCTATGGCCGGAATGTCAGCCGCACCTTCGCCCGTGTCTCCCGCCTATGAGCCGCCGTCATCGTTTGAAATCGAAACCGCGCGGCAAGGTGGCCTTTGGCGGCACGAACGAACTGCACCCGGTGGGTTACACCCGGCAGCGGCAGATTCATTACATTCCGCCCGCGCGGGATACCAAGCAGGACATCAGCCGTTATACACAGACCAAGCTCATGTCCTTGGGCCGGTATCTGTACGCCAACGTGGGATTCGTTCACGGGGCCATCAATGAACGCTCCTGCTATGCCGTGGGCACGGGCTGGGTGCCGCAGTTTGTGGGCAAGGACCGGAAATGGGGCGAGCTGGCCGAGGTCTGGCTGTGGGACTGGATGCGGATTTGCGACCTGCGGGCCGGGCCGTTTGATTTCCGCACGGATTTGTTTCTGGCGTCAGTCGGCGTAGATCGGGACGGCGATGCGGCGGTGGTCCTGACCGAGAATGAGTTGGGTTATCCGCTCATCCAGATGATTCCCGCGCATCGGATTGGGGACAATGGCGATGGGAAAGTGAAGGGCGGACGATTCGCCGGGAAAGAGATTTATCACGGTGTCATCTACGGGCCGCATCAGCGCGTGATTGGCTACCGCATCCAAGGTGACGACACCCATGTGGACATCGGCGCGGAAAGTCTCCTGCTGATGCTCAATCCCGAATGGTGCGACCAAGGCCGGGGTATCACGGCGCTTTCTCCGGTCATCAATGACAACGTGGACATTGACGACATCCGTTCGTTCGAGAAGTTCGCGGTGAAGATATACGCCATGCAGACCATCATGGAGACGAACGAGAGTGGTCAGGCGGAGATGGGCGACGCCTTCCTGGACATGGCGCAGAGCGGAAACAAACCCGTCTATGAGGACATGGACGGGGGCATGATCCGGTATTTCCGGGCCAATGCCGGCACGGGCATCAAAGCGTTTGAGCACAACCGGCCTTCCCCGAACGTCCAAGCCTTCCTGCGGGAACTCATGCGCGGCTGTTACAACGCCATCGAGTGGCCGTTTGAATTGTCCTATGACGCCAGCCAGATCGGTGGGGCGAACATACGGATGATCGTTGCGAAAGCCCATCGCTCGATAGAAAAAAGGCAACTCCTGCTAGGAGTCATGGCGCGGCGGGTGGTGGGTTACGCGATTGCCAAGGCCATCAAGCTCGGGCTGCTGCCTTGGTCAGATGAGTGGTATCAGTGGGATTTCCAGATGCCGCAACGGTTGACGGTGGATGCCGGGCGCGAGGCGCAGAATGACCGGGAAGATTTCAAGATGGGGTTGACGACCTTGCGCGAGCTTTACGGCAAGCGCGGGCTGGACTGGATGGAGCAGATCGACCAGCGCATTGACGAGGCGAAGTATCTCTTGGACCAATGCGCCAAGAAAGGCGTGGACCCGCGTTATGTGCAGCTCATCACGCCGAATGAGAAACCGGCGGGTGAGAAAAATGACGAACCAAACGGCTAATCATCCTTTGACAAGGCGTTGGAGCAACCACTGCACATCCCGTCATCACCATCAAGTTCACAAGATGGTATTTCATTGCCACACAGAGAACATTCTCTATCCACTTCCTCCTCGCAAATCACGCAAACGTTGTCGGCTAAATGATAGCCGAATTTTCTACAATTGGGACAATCAATGACTTCTTCTTCTCCGCCATCCTTTAGTGAACGAAAGTTGCGCAAGGAAAAAAACTCGCCCATAGCATGGTCAGCCGTCGTTTCGAAATCGAAAACCTCACCGCACGACAAACACGTAAACTTTGCGCTGTCTCTGTCAGGACAGGAAGGATCAGTGTCCATCAGTTTTGAGCCGCATTTTGGGCAGGTGCAATCAACTAGGGCATCTTCCAAATCTCCGTACCGCCAATTCATTGACTGAATATGCTTAGTGCATTCGTCCTTTTCTTTCTGAAACACTTCTGCAACTTGCGTGAACTCGTTCCACACATTGGAGTCAAATAGCTCTAGGGGGTCAACTTTTAGTTCATCTCTGACAAAGTCACGTATCACCACAAAACACTCAGTAATTAATCCCCTCACTGCTGCTTGCGATAAGGGGCTGTGATAATGCTCTATGTCGTTTCTGTGGTCGTTAATTTTCTTAACTCTTTTCCAGTCGATGCGGATGTTCAGAGCTTGGCAACGCCGTTCCATCTCATGGACTGTGACGGTTTTCTTTCCTACTCCTCGCCATGAAATAGTGCCTCCCAAGTTGATTGGTTGAACATCTTCCTTAATCAACGCCTCATCGGAACCTTTTGGGCTTAGTTCCGAAAGCCTATGTTTGAATAATAGGAGAACACCCGCGACCAAATTGCGGACGGATGAGAGCAAACGTCGTGAATCTGAAGATTTGAAGTCCTCAATTCCCAATGAAATCGAATCAACGGCGTTGTCCAAGATACTCATACGCTAAACACAAACGCACATGGATTGCGGATTTGCAAATAGTCCTTTTGGGTGACACCTGCTCGCAGCCATGCGGTTCACGCATCTGCATCAACAAGTTTATCATCGTCCGTGGCTGATAACGCCGGGGGGCTGGTCTGCTGTCCATGAACTGCTGCAAAGCAAGGTGGCCGGGGAAAAACTGGACCTGTCCGATTTTCTGCCGCCCCGCGCAGAATTCGCCATCGAGAACGGGTTGGCCTATGTCCCTATCCAAGGCGTCATCGGCAAAGGACTCTCCAAGGTCGAGCAATCCTGCGGGGCCTGTGGCGTCGAACAGATCCACGCCGACCTTGGCCGCGCACTGGCGGACCCGTCCGCGCGCGGCATCTTTCTCGACATCGGTTCACCGGGCGGCACCGTCTGCGGCGTGCCGGAGGTGGCGCGGGCCGTGGCCCTCGCCAACGAGCAAAAGCCCGTCATCGCCTTTGTCGATGAGCTGATGGCGTCGGCAGCATACTGGATTGGTGCCTCGGCTGGGGCCATCTACGCGACCGAATCCGCCGACATCGGGAGCATCGGTGTTTACCTGCCGAATTGGGACTTGTCCGAATATTACCAGCAGATGGGGGCCAAGGTGCAACTCATCAAAGCGGGCAAACTCAAGGGAATCGGCTATCCCGGAACCTCTCTTTCCGACGACCAGCGCGAACATCTGCAAGCCGGAGTGGATGACATATATGCCATGTTCACCGGTTGGGTGACGCAGCAGCGCGGGGCGGTGCCCAACGAAGCCATGCAGGGCCAGACTTTCCTCGCGCGGCAAGCTCTCCAACACAACCTCATTGATGGTGTCGTTTCCTCCCGCACAGAAGCCGAGAACGAATTGCGCCGCGTTTTGGACCTCATCTGAAAACTTTATGCCCTCATTCTTAGAAAAACTCACTGGCAAAGCCACGGCTGCGTTGCAGCAGCAAGTGGCCGAACTCACCACCCAAATCGAACAGCTCACCGGCGAAAAGACCGAACTGGAACGGCTCCTGGCGGAAGCGATCGCCGCCAATGAAGAACTGCAAAAGCAGGTGCAGATGGCCTCGGCCTCCGCCCAAACGCTGGCTTCCGTGAAGGCGTTTGAAATCACGGCGGCACAGGGCGTGCCCCCGGTGACAACCAGCCCCAAGCAGGACACCACGGCGGGCCAACCGGCGGATGTGTTCGCGGCGTATCTCGAAATCACCGACCCGAAAGCGGCGGCGGAGTTTTACGCGGCGAACATCGCGCCGAAGCTGGCCGGAGGGTCCGCCGCAACGAAGTAACACATTATGCCAAACAGCCTAGGAACCATTCAGGCGGGCAAGGTGGTCACGCAGCGGATGCTGGAACTGCTCCTCGCGCAGTTCCCGCTCCTGCGGACCGTCGCGCACGACCTGAGCAGCGACCAGATCAAATGGGGGGAAACCGTATTCGTGAAGAAACGGGGCACCTTCACCGCGCAGGACTTCGACCCGGCCACCGGGTACGAGCCGCAGAACATCACGATGGGCGACTTCCCGGTGACGCTCAACCAGCACAAACACGTCACCATCGCCCTGAACGACCATGAACTCACCAGCACCGACCTGGACATCATCGATGCACACGCCGAACCGGCGGCGCATGCCTTGGGCAAGGCCATCTATGACGACCTGTTCGGATTGGTGAAGGTGGCGGACTTCCCGAATGAGAGCGTGATCGCGCTCAATGCGTATGACCGGGACACGGCGGCGGACATCGCCAAGGCGTTGAACGACCGGGAAATCCCCGACGTGCGCCGGTATGTGATGATCGGGAACGCGTACGCGAACAGCCTCGAAAAAGACCTGAACGTCATCGCCAACTTCAGCCATGACAACCCGTTGCTGAACGACGGCAAGCTGCCGCGCATCTCCGGCTTGCAGCACTGGCGTTACACCATGCTGCCGCACAACGGCGAATACCTGACCGGCATCGCCGGTCATCCCGACAGTCTGGCCTTCGCCGCGCGGGTGCCGAAGATGCCACGGGCCGGGGTCGGTTACACCGGCACCATCGAGATCGTCACGGACGCCAAGACGGGCCTCTCGGTCCAGCGGCGGCACTGGTACGACATCAAACTCGGCAAGGAAATCAGCGTGGTGACGATGATGTATGGGGTGGGGAAGGGGGAGCCGAAAGCCCTGCAACGACTGGTCAGCCAAGCGAGCGCATAATCATGAAAGTCTGCATCACCATAGCCGAGCAACACGACGGCACCTTCAAGGTGCTCTACTGCGGCAACGATCCAACACAGGCGATGGATGCCTGTATAAACCATCACGAACCTGACACCAAAGAAGTCTGCATGTTTAGAAAACCCTTCCACTACAAACGGGTAGCTGGGCCAGTGCTGGCAGCACCAGCCAATCGAGCAAACAGCAATGCGGTTATGGCGCGTCACCTGTTCGGGGCGATGCACGCCCGGCCACCGGTTGAGCCGCCATTGGCGGAGGATTCGCCCGCGCCGGAAACCCTTAGCACGGCTCCGGCACCGGAAGCGGTGACGTTGGAGCAGTCCGCTGAGACGTTCCTGGGTGACGCTCCCGCCCCGGCCACGGAACCCGTCAAACCTCGGAAACGCAAGTAATGGGCTTCGCGGAGGAAGTGGCGGGCATGGATGCGGATGTCCTCGCCTGTTTTGGCGAGGACATCCGTTACTGCCCCAAGGCTGGCGTGCCCCAAAACATCAAGGGCATTTATGACGAGGCGTATGCCCGCGCGGAACTGGTCGGGGATGCGGTGGTGTCATCCACCGGCCCGGCTGTGGTCGTGCTGGCATCCGATGTTTCGCAGCCATCCACGGAAGGCGACACCATCGAGCGCGGCGGCAAGCTATGGCACGTCAGCGGCGTGGAGCCGAGCGGCGGGCTGGTGGTCCTGCGGCTCTCGGAGGATGCGACGGTATGAGCAGCGTGCGCCAGCGGTTGGTGGACAAGGTGAAGCTGCGTTTTCAGGGGATACGCACCACGGCAGGTTACCTGACTGACATCGGGTTGCGCGTGTTCCTCTGCCGTCCGGTCCAGCCCAAGGACGATGAGTGCCCGGCCCTCAACATCTGGGACGTGGATGAGGAGAGCAAACCCTTTTTGAGCGGCATTCATGAGCACCGGCTGAAAATCCAGGTGTACGTGTATGCCGTGGGTGCCGGAGTGGATGTGTATATCCGCCAAGTGGTCGCGGATTTGGCACAGGCCATCGGGCTGGACCGGAAATGGGATGGCCTCGCGGTGGATACCGAGCCGGGCCGGAACACCTACGAAATAGATCAAGAAACCAAACGGCTGACAGGCGCGGTCCTGTACGAGTTTACGATCAAGTATTGGACTCCCAGTTGGAACCTTAACGAAACGGCATAAATGGAAACCGGACACGGACATTCAACAGTTATCAGGGTCGGGGAACAAGCCGAGTGGGGCGTGGCGGTCCCGCGCATCAAGGGCTTTCGCGTGCTGGAGGAAAGTCTGCAACTGAAAGACCCACCGCAGCAAAAGGCCGTGCTGGGTTACACCAGCCAGCATGTGTTTGTGCCGGGCAAGCGGGGGACCGAAGGCGGGCTGAAACTGTATCTGCCGCCGAATGGTGGCGAGCTATGGTTGCACCATGCGTTGGGGGCCAAGGCGACGGTGCAGGGGGACTTGGACGGCGGCGGACATTTTCAGACGCATACGTTTACGTTGGCGAAGGCATTACCCGCGGGATTGTCCATCGAGGCGGACCGGGATGCGGAGGCGGTGGGCACGGCTTGGCTGTATGACAGCCAGCGCATCAACAAGTTCACGCTCGGGCAGACGTTGGAAGATGGGCTGACGCTGGCTCTGGAGTTCTTGGGCCGCGAGGAAATGGAGTGCGAGCCGACGACGGAAGGCGTCACGTATGCGCCGCTCAAGACGTTTGATTGGGACGAATGCACCGTCAAAATCAATGACACGGAGATTGATTTGGAGTCCTTGGAAATCACCAGTGAGAACGCGCTGGACGGGGATCGGCACAAGCTGGGGACGAATCTGCGCAAGGGTATCTCCCGGAAAGAAGTGCGGAAGGTGTCGGGCAAGCTGGAAGGTGAACTGGATCGGAAAGACTTTTACAATCTCTACCGGGAACGCGCGGAGTGTGCGCTGGTGGCGTTGTGGCGCGGGCGGTTGCTCGGCAAAGTGGGCGGCGTGGATGTGTTCGAGCGGTTGAAAGTGACGCTGCCGCGCATCAAATTCTCGGGGGATACGCCGAATGCGAAGGATGCGGGGCGGATCAAACTCACGCTGCCGTTTGTGGCGGCGGCGTTATTGGATCAGGACAATACGGAGATGAGTGTGGAGTTGATAAATGTCACTCCTTGATCGGATTGAAATTTGCATCAAAGCGTTGGGTGGTGCCTTCAAAAACATTTTTTAGAATGAACCGCACCATTCTTTGCGGGTTCAGAACAATTTCCTCGGTGCGTTCCTGCACTCGCAATTTGAAATGAAAGCTTTCAAGTTTCATTTGGTTCAGTATTGGGTGCGTTGTCTTTAGGAAAACCGGCGATTCAAATACGTGCGAAATTCTTTCACCGTCATGACCAATCAGTGGTAGCGGGAGCATACGGTTGATCAATGCGTGAACGCTTTCAAGCGCAGCTCCGTTGGCATCTGTGAACATGAGTTCATTCTGCGGTCCGTTAACCAGTTCGATTTTGTCGGCAGCGGAGATTTCAAGCCGGAGTTTTTCTTGGCTGAACCAAGCGGAGTCGATTTGCATGGCTGCATCTTCGATGCCGGGAATGAAGATGTGCATCAGAAGATGGATTGAGATGCCCTGTTTATCTTCCGTTTCTTCACGCAACTCAAAAAGTCCTATGCTGTTCTCTTGGGCATAATTTTCTGCGCCTTTCTGATACCCTGTCTTGGTGACCATTATGCCTGTCGCCCGGAATTTGAGATCGTCAACTACTCCTTTGAAAGTCAGCACCTGTTCTTGTTTGACCGGGGTGTTCCAGTCCTTTGCTTGTACCACTGTGTGATAGGTGATTCCGCCCTTTCTAAAGCTCCAATAGACATCGATTTGATGGGTAGTGGATTTGCCTTCAAAAGTCACATCATGCTTTAGCTCTATTGTCTCGACCTCATCTTGCTTTAACAAAGACTCGAAAATTGCTTTCGTTAGCAATTCGTAATCGGTGCCCGTGTTCTTCTTGGGTGACATCCAAATAGCAGCATGAGCAATCTTTCCGCCCGTTACAAGGCCGCACGACTCCGCACCGTCAAACTTTCCACGGGCGACGACATCCAGGTCCGCCCGCTGTCCAAGGCCGATTTCCTGTCGATGGGCGACATTCCCTCCGTCCTGCTTTCCGAAGCCGGGCTGAACATCCTGAACGGAGCGGACAAGAGCCGTCAGGCCGAGATCGTGGGGGAACATCTGCCCTTCTTCACCAAGCTCCTGCACCACGCCCTGACCAGTTGCGTCATCACGCCCGGTTTCAAAGTGGTCTTGAAAGAGCCGGAGCAATGCGCGGATGACGAAATCCCGCTCGCCTTCGTCGCGGATGAAGACCAGTCCGCCATCCTCGCCGCCGTGATGTCCGCCAGCGGAGCCAGCAACGAGGCCGTGGCAGCGGCCCGTCCCTTTCGCGGCGAACCAGCCGCTGCTGGTGGCGCTTGACCGGCTCGGCCAGCGGTACCACTGCAACCCGCTTTCCCTCCTTGCCCTCGACGTGCTCGACTGGTCGCTCCTGCTGTGCATCGCGCAGGCCGGGGCCGAACAGGACAAAGAGGACATGGAGGCGTGGCACGCCCGGCAATCAGGCAAACTTCGCGCGGTGCCAGTAACCGGGGACAGCCGCGTACAGCAAGCCAAGCGGCGGAAAGCCGCGCGGCGCAAAGCCAGCCATGTCTAGCGTTGTCTCCATCGTCATCCGGGCCGTTGACCAGACGAAATCCGGGCTCACCACCTCCATCACGAACGTGAAGGAGTTCGGGACCGCCTTGGACAAGTTGAAACCCGCCGCGCTCGCGGTGGTGTCGGCGGTGGTGGGCGCGTTCGGGGCGATGGGCAAGGCATTCATCGACCGCGCGGATGACCTCTCGAAAATGAGCCAGAAGGCGGGTGTGGCCACGGACTGGTTATCTGGTCTGGCGCACGGCGCGAACATGTCGGGGGTGGAGATGAAAACCCTCGGCACCAGCCTGACCGAGTTCAACAAGAAGATTGTGGAAGCCGTCACCAAGGGCGGCGAGTCCAAGCGCGTCTTTGATTCCCTCGGCATCTCCCTGACCGACCAGAACGGGAAGGTGAAAGACACGCAAACCCTGTTCATGGAAGTGGCTCAGGCGATGAGCGGCTTTCAGGACGGGGCCGGGAAAACCGAAGCGGCCACCCGGCTGTTCGGGAAGGCCGGGGCGGATTTGATTCCGCTGCTGAACTCAGGGGCGGACGGGATCGCGGCGATGCAGAGCGAAGCCGCGCAGTTAGGTCTGACCATCGACGGCCAGACCGGAACGGCGGCGGAGGAATTCAACGACAACCTGACCCGGATGCAGCAGGCCATCTTTGGTCTGGCCGGTCAGGTCGCGGCCCAGCTCCTGCCCAACTTCGTGGATCTGACGGACTGGCTCATCAAGACCGTCAACGACACCGGCTTGTTGCACGGGGCGATTGGCACGCTGGTGGACCTGTTCAAGAATCTCTTTGCCGGACTGGTGGCCATCAAGGATGCGTTCGCGCTGGCGGGCCGGAGTCTGGGCGCGTTCTATGCGGCTCTGGCCGAAGCCGCCACCGGCAATTTCTCCGGCGCACGGGACATCCTTAAAGGCATCATCGACGACGCCAAGCAGTCTTGGGACGAGCTGGCGAAAAAGATGGCTGATATTAAAGAGCCGCCGAAACGCGAAGCCAAAGCCACTACTGGTAATGCGCCGGGGGATACGCGCAAAGAGTTTCCTTTAACCGATCCAGATGGCGACAAGAAAGCGCGGGAAGCTCACGACAAGCATCTGGCCGAGGTGAACCGGTTTCTGGGCCAGCTTGAGCAGGAGTATCGCAAATCCACTTCCACCGCGCTGGAACTGGTCGAGCAGGAGTATCAGGAGCGGAAACGGTATATCGAAAAGAACGTGGCGGATGCGGACGAGGCGCATTTCGCCCTGACCCAAGCCGAGGGCATCCGCGCGGCGAAGGTGAAGGAAATCCGGGACAAGGAAGCCGAGGATCAGAAGCGGGTGCTGGCGGAGCGGGCGGAACTGGAGCGGCAAGCGGCCGAGTTGTCCTTTGAGATGGTGGCCGGGCAGTTGGATGGGGCGGCTTCGCTCATGGCAGCGGAGGCGCAGCGGCATCAGGCGCGGCTGGCGCAGATCGAGGAACTGAAGGCCAAAGGTATTGAGACGCGCGAGCTGGAGTTACAGGCCGAGGTGGAACATCAGCAAGCCTTGCTGCGGATGTGGCAGGAATGTCAGGACATCAAGGCGGAACTGGATGCGGCGTACCGGACGGGCGATGTCGAGCGGAGCATCGCCGCTTTGGATACCGAGCGGGCGCAGGACATGGCCCGGTTGCAGGGACGGCAGGAGTTCATCCGGCAGTATCAGGAGATATGGAATCTGGCGCACCGGAGCATGGCCAGCTATGCGGCGGAGGCGTTCGGGATGTTGCAGCAGCAGGGCACGGCGATATTGAAGGGGCTGGCGACGGGGACCATGACGGCGAAACAGGCGATGGACCAGTTGAAGGGGGCCATCATCGGGATGTTTGCGGAGTGGATCGCGCAACGGCTGATGGCGTTTGCCTTGGAGAAGATCATGGGGGCCTTGGGGATGAGCCTCCTGAACACCTCCACCAAATCCAGTGCGACGGCGGCGAGCAGTCTGGCGGCGGCTTGGGCACCGGCAGCGACGGCCACGCTGGTGGCGACGTTTGGTGCGTCCGGTTCAGCGGCAGCTTTGCTGCCAGCCCTGATGGGGGCGAACTCGGCGATTGCGGCGGGTCTGTCCAGCATGGGCAAGGTGGCGGGGATCGCGCACGGTGGGCTGGACTATGTACCGGCGGAAAGTACGTATCTCTTGCAACGGGGCGAGCGCATCTTGAGTCCGGGCCAGAATGAGCGGCTGATGGAGTTCATGGAAGGCGGCCAGCGGGCACGCACGCAGGGGGAGATTGTGGTGCAGGTGGGCGGCTCGTCGCTCGCGCGGCTGGTTTATCAGATGAGCCGGAGCGGGGAGTTGCAGATTGATGCGCGGGCGGTGGTTTAAGCGGCGAATGAATCCTGTGCGCCTGCTTGAAAGCCATCATGATAGCAGGAACACATTACTTTGATTTTTATCTTCCATTCACTGGCACCATAATTTTCCCAAGATTGAAAAACACCCCATTCAGTCAAGTTGCCCTCGCCCTCATTGAGAATAATCGGCGCAATGCCCAATGTTTTGATAACATGGGCCGCCCAATCCAGTCTTTGATAGATTAGAAAAGCCTCTTTCCTGTTCAGTTGCGGCCATCCCTGATTGGTTAACCAACTAAGCAGCAACTGATTGATATGCTCACGCATTTCCACTTCCAGTTGTATCAAGCGGTCATCAGCGCCTTCATCGGTCATGGAAAGGGGACAATTATAGGATTTTTTTGGCAATGCTGTAAGTCCATCTCCAATGACAGAGAGTGAAATGTCGATGCGTTCTGAATCATCCATGCGAAAGATAATAATGTGCCCGCCTGAGCATACAAAATCTTTCTCTGCTTGCGGTGACACAAGAGTTCTTGTGTGCGCCTGTTCTGGAATAACTTGGTGGATCGGGGAGCGTTGACCGCCTCCAGCCAGCATCCCAACTTGCCCGTCCGAAATCTCGCCCATGAATTTCTCGTAAAACCGTGGCGCACAGGAACCACATTGGCGGAGGAATGGGTGAGCGTGGACTTGGGCGAACCGCTCCCGGTATCCGCCCTCATTCTGGCCGCGCACAACTTGCAGCCCGGTGATCAACTCCGTTACGCACTGAGCAATGACGCCGGTTTCGCCGGGGCTGAGCAAATCCCCCTCGCGTGGCGGGCCGACACCTTCGTGGAAGTCTTTCCCCTCTGTGAAGTCCGGTACGTGCGACTGGCGTTCACCAAAGGTGTAGCCAGCGAGACGCGCCAGATCGGGCGGCTGTTCGTGGGTGAACATGCCGAACTGGATGACCCGGACCACAAGGGTTACCGGGAAAGCCCGGTGGACCTGTCCAAGAAGTCCCGCACGATTGGCGGGCAGAACTACACCGAGCAACGAAAGCAGTTCCGGGAATTCCGCGTGCCGTTCGACCAGTTGCCCGGAACGCAGGTGAATGAAATCCTCGCCATCGCGCGGCGGGTGGGGACGCACACCGCCTTCTTCATGCAGATCCAGGACACGCTGGCCGACCTGAACGGGGATGTGCTCGATGAGGTGGTGTACGTGAAGTTCAAAGACCTGCTGGATAAGGAGGTTCGAGGTGTCGATGCCGAGCTGCTGTGGAAACTGCAACTGGATATGGAGGAACAACTGTGAGCTTTAACGAACGCTTGGAACGTCCGACCGTGGAAACCGTGCTGCTGCTGGAACTGACGGCGGCACTCCCGTTGGAGGCATGGGTGGCGGACGGGGAACATTGGCGGCACGAACTGCCCGCCAACGTGGAACTGGCCACGGTCGAGGGGGTAGAACACTGGTGGGTATCAGAAGGTTTCATCCAAGTGGACACCGATCCGTTCGCCGCTCCGGTCATCGGGCAGGTGAAATTCTGGTTCAGCGATGCCGCGCGGGTGGTGGGTGATCGGTACTATGATGCGCGGCTCAAATCCGTGCCCCAGCTCTCGCTGCGCATCGAGCCGCGCTTTGGGGGTGTCGCGCAGATCGGCGGTGGGCAACTGGCGTTGCACGCCACGGATGGTTTCTTTGATGGTCTGATGGGTGTGGTGAGGTGGGACCACGGCACCGCCGTGTTGCGGATGGGCTTGGACGTGACGGGTGCGCCGATGGAAGTCAGCGAATACCGGACCATCGGCACCTGGTCTTTGGACGGGGCGGACCTGACCGATGAAACCCTGCAAGTGAAGGTGAAGGAACGGAAGATGAACCTGCGCGAGAAGATTCCGGCGGCGACGTTCACCCGCGCGGCGTATCCCTACCTCGCCAATGACCGGGTGGGCAAAGTCATCCCGACCATTTACGGGCGGGTGTATGGTGTGATGCCGACACTGATTGACCCGAACCTGAACCGGTTGAAAGTCTGTGCCCATGCGGTGCGCGGCTTTATCGGGTTGCGCAAGCAGGAGCAGCGGGAGCGGACGGAAACGTACACTCTGAACTGGTTTCCTGAAAGCAATTACTGGCGCACGGCGTTCACCGGGGAAGTTATCAATGTGAAGTGCGCCGGGGCGGACGTGTTGAAGGTAGATTCGCCGGAGGCGGTCGCGGCCACGGTGAACACCTGGCATCTGCGGGACAACGAACTGCTGCTCCATGTGGCCGTGGTGCCCACGGAGGCGAACGTGACAGTGTATGTAAAAGTGAGTTATCAGATTTGGACGGAGATTCCGTTTGCCACCACAGACCTTGCCCAAGGCGAGTTCACGGTAAGTCGCGAGCAGTGGGACGGGCAAGCGGACTTGGCCGTGGATGTTATTGGAAAAGTCGTGGGTGGCACCACGCTTGAAAACCCGGCGGACATCGTGCGGGACATTCTGGCCAGTGTGGGCGAAACGGAGGTGGATGAAGGGAGCTTTGCACGGGCACGGTCATACTTCGACATGGGCACCGACCGGTATGGCAACCGGCGCATCGTCCTGCGGCCCGCGCTGTGGCTGAATGAATCCAAGGAAGCCTTGGAAGTGCTGAACCAGATCAATGAACTGTGCGGCACCTGCCTGTATGTCAATGCCGAGGGACGTTGGGTGTTGCAGGTGTCCCATCCTGAATCGGGTGAAGGGTTGCCGGAACTGGCCGAGGCAGAATTGCTGGAACTGGAACGGGAAGAAGATGCGGGCAAGGTCTATACGGCGTGTGAGGTGCAGTATGGGAAGCGGCATCAGGAGGAATGGTCGGAACGGGTGACGGTGGAAAACGAGCGGTTGAAACGGCTGGCGGGGAAAGCGGTGCATGGGTTGAGGAAAATCGAGGCGGCGTTGTGGCAGCGGCAGGATGCGGAATATCTCGCGCGGCGGGTGCTTAGTACGGAGGGCCAGCCGTTGGTGCTGTACCGGGCGAAGGTGCCGAGGCTGGGAATGGTGTTGGCACCGGGTGACAAAGTGGTGGTGCGCCGCGAGCGAGGCGGATTGCGGGAGGTGTGTGAAGTGCTGGAGATCAGTTGGGACTTGGCGAACCGGCAGGTGAGCTTGGTGCTGGGCAATCAGCGCGGCTGGGGCGGTTCGTGCGGCTTTTGGGTGGGTGACGATTTTCCGGCATGGGATGCCGGGTGGACGAAAGACGAAGCCCGCAGCCGGGGTGCGGCAGCGGGCTTTTGGACGGACGCTAATGGGTTCGCGCGGTCAGCAGATGGGCGGAGTCTCAATGTCTCGCGTTGGTGGTAAGTATGTTGTTCATAGCTCACCGTGCTTTTTCAGTGAATTGAAAATCTGGATCATCAGATAATCATATAACAAGTGCCTGTCTGTTTCAGAAATATCACCTAGGTCATCGTGCAGGGCTTTGAAAGCCGCAATATGTCGTAACCCTTTTTTAGAGAAATTTACATGCACTCTTTTGTTCTGATTTTTGGTGGCGTCAATCTCGATGAAGTTGTCAATCCAGCCCGCTTTGCTGAGATGTGTTAAAAGTCTGTTCAAGCCCTCGGGGTCTTTTGGTTGCTTGCGCTTACGTGGCATGATTGTCTTTTCCGGTTTAATTGTTTGCAGCGGTCAACAATCGGGTTTCATCAAACTCCACGCGCAAGCCAATCGCCTTCATTGCTTCTGTAATCGTATCTTTGTCCTCTTGCAGCATTGGGCCAATTTCAATCCCAGCACTTTTGAGCCATTGAGCACGAGGCGCAGTCTGTGGGTCGCTTAGCATTTCAGTTGATGACTGCCATGTGCTTGCCGCCAGAAGAAATCCGATTCTTGGCTTTCTATGCTTCTTCATCACTTTTTCCAGAAACGGCAGCATGTCCTTTGCGGTTAACGCTGAAGGAACCTTCTGCAACCCGTCTACATCCAAATTGTAAGAACTTTGATAATCAACGGCCGCTAGAAATTGCACACCAACACTGGAACCAAATTTCTTCGCTGAAGGATCGTCTCCGTTAGGATTCTCAAAAGCGTAAGGCTTGAAGATTTGGCCAATAGCAAACCAATCACCTGGAATTATCATGTTAAACGTTGTTGAAATTTCGTCCTTAACCAGTTTGGTAAATTTCCTGCCTTCCTGAGTCAAGCTTATCTCGGGTGACAAGTTGCTTTTCCTGCATGTCCATTAGTGCCCCCGAACAAGGCGACCCGACGCGGCTGGCGTTCGCGCTGGCGATTCTAGCGGAGTTGGAATCGTTGCGCGGCGAGATCGGCCAGAGCTTGGGCCTGAGCGGTCTGCCCAATGCCTCCTTTGAAAGCGACACCGACGCGGACGGCATCCCGGATGCGTGGATGTTCACGGCTTACACGGGCGGCAGCGGCCTGCTCGATGACACGACGGCGATCCACGGACGGCGGGCCTTCGTCATCACCTCGCCCGGTGGCACAGGCAATGGGGGCGGGTATCTCGAAACCACCGATTTCATTGCTGTCTCACCCAACCGGCAGGTGCGGCTGGCGTGGGAACTGAAAAGCAGCGCGGCAGAAATCCACAACCGGGTGGAACTGCGCTGGTATGCCGCGCCCGATGACGCCGACTACTTATCCACCACCATTCTCTGGCAGGAAGACACCGCCAATGCCGCCCAATGGATGCCGCACCATGCCCATGCTTATCCTCCGGCAGCCGCACGGTATGCCAAAGTCCGGTTGATTGGCGGGGATCCGAGCGACGACACGGCGGGCAGTGTTGGGTGGGATGACCTGCGGCTCCTGCCGGGCGGGCAACTGCCCGTGGTCGAGCGGTATCTGGTCGGGACGGCGGGCGGAACCGAGCAGGTCGAGGTGGTCACGGCGAGCCGGTATCAGGAGTTTGCGTGGATCTGTCCGGCGGGTGTGACTGAAATCCACGCGCGGCTGTGGGGCGGGGGCGGCATGGGGTGGAACCAGATCAACGGACACTTTGGCGGCGGGGCGGGCGGGTATGCCGAGGCGCGACTGGCGGTGACACCGGGCCGAAACTACACCGTGCGCGTGGGATATGGCGGCACGATGAGCTATCACCACGGCGGCACCTCGCAACTGCTGGACGGGGCAACCGCCTTGGTGAAGGCGGCGGGCGGACTGGTGGGCAATCCCCTGTATGCCAACGGCACGGGCGGCACGGCGAACGTCGGTGACCTGTGCATCAGCGGGCAGAGCGGCCAGCCGGTGGTGCATGGCGGCATCGGTGGATGTGCCGGACGCGGGGGCGCGGGCGGGGCGCAGTTGGGACAGGTCGGATTATTCCCCGGCGGTGGGGGTGCGATGGGGCAGGGGTTGGGGGCGAACGGGTTGCTGGAAATCGAATACTGATGAGAACGGTGCAAGGAACATTGCGGGATGCGCGCGGCTTGCCCGTGCCACATGGTGTGGTGCGCTTCAAACCGTTATCCACGCCACTGGTGGCCGGGGGCGGCATCGTGACGCTGGGAACGGTGGTGCCCGCCACCGCCAATGCCGCCGGGGTGTTCAACGTGAACCTGCACCCCGGCGATTACGAAGTGTGGGCGGACGGTAAGAAGCAGTTCCGCATCGGTGTCATCGCCGGAGCGGGTGCCATCACCATCGACCTGCTGGTGAGCGAGGCATTGGTCTATACCGGGACGGCACTGCCCGCGCTTGATGCCAAGGTGAACCGGAGCGGGGACACGCTGACGGGACCGCTGATGTTGGCGGCAGACCCGGTGCAACCGCTCGAAGCCGCCACACGGCAGTTTGTCGAAAGTGAAGTGGCCGTGGTGGCCGGGGAAATGACCGCGTTGGAAACCGCGCTCACGACCACGCAGGGGGCGGTGACCGAGTTGGCGGGCGAGGTGGATACGATGGCCGGTGCCGTGTCCGGTCTGGGCGGTGCTGTGACCGACCTTCAGAGCGACGTGGCCGGATTGGGGAGCGCGGTTGCGGCGGCATCCACCTTGGGACGACACACCCTCTGGTTACCTGCGGCCTCGCTGCTGGCCCGGACCACGAACGGAGCCGCACCGGGCACGGTGGAACTGGCGACGAACAAGGTGATGCTCGCCACGCTGGACTTCGATGCCGGCACGCGGGAATACGCGCAGACGCAGATCGCTTTCCCCAAATCATGGAGCCTTGGCGCGTTGCGGGCCGAGGTGCTGTGGACCGCCGCCAGTGGCAGCGGCAATGTCGTCTGGGCGGTGCAGGCACTGGCCGTGGGCGACGATGACGCGCTGGATGCCGCCTTTGGGACGGCGCAGCCCGTGACGGATACGCTCCTCACGGCCAATGATCTGCACCGTACCGCCGAGACGGGCGACATCGCCGTGGCTTCCGCTATGTCGGGTGACTTGGTGGTGCTGCAAGTGTTCCGGCAACCGGACCATGCCAGCGACACCTTGGCGGTGGACGCGCGGCTGCTGGGCCTGCGCATCTTCTACACCATCAACGCCGCTACCGATGCTTAAGCTATCCCAACTACACGGCTTTAATAGCAGAGGCAGCAGCTCCCCCATTGGCCTCACGGGCACCGTGTGGCAGGTGAATTTTACGACGGCGGGCGGGACGAATCCGGTGGACATGGCGGCGCTGGACCACAACGCGACTGGCAAAGTGTGGAGCCGGATGCCGAACACGGACAATGGTTCGCTCACGGCGCTACCGACCAGCGAAGGGGTGACGACGCACGGCATCAACTTCTCGTTCACCGGCTCGCTCGGTGGCAACTGGGGCAACCCGGTCAGCCATGTGGGTTACGGCAGCTACAACTACAACGGCGGCTCCGATGTGACTTGCCAGTTCATCAATCTCCCAGCGGGGACGTATGACGTATTGGTTTACGGTCATGGGGCGGCGAACGCTCAGGCTGGGCGGTATAAGGTGCTGGTGGGGGCGACGGATCATGGGTTCAAGGAGACGGCGCAGACCAGCGCGGCCTGGAATCCGCCCCTGCCGCCGTTCATCGAGAACACCCATTATGTGCGCTGGCACAGTTTGCCTTTGAGCGCGGGGCAGGTGCTCACGGTCCAAATAACGAACCCGTCCACGGGCGGCTCGGGGTATCGGTTGATCAACATGCTGCAACTCAGGAGAACATGAGACTGGTTTACCAAGGACAGGAACGGATTGAGACGGAGGCGGGGGTGATTGAGACGCTGCTGCGCAAGGGGTGGGAGATCGTGCCCGACCTGCCGCCGGTGTTCTCGCCCCATGTCCTGCTGCTGGGCCGCATCCAGACCCGCGCGGACGAGATTATTTACGGGCGATACTCGCAGACGACGCAGAACAACATGCAAGCGCGGTTCAGCGAACTGCTGTATCTGGAACGGCAACGGCCCTTGACGGCCGAGGAAACGGCGGAGCAGGGGAACCTGCTGCTGGTGTACGATTGGGTGCGGCAGGTGCGGGCGCATGCGGGCCAGTTGACCGCACAGGCACAAGCGGGTGAGCCAGTGGACGTGGAAACCCGCTGGCCGATGGAATAGGTGACAGGTGGCTCCTGCCGTATGCAGGAACATCTGACAGACACGGGCAAGGTGGCGGGGATCAACGGGGCGGTGCTCGCCACCGTCACGGTGGCGGACCTTGAAGCGTGGCTGAAGGTGGCCCTGCTGGCGGCGTCACTGGTGTACACCATCATCAAGATCGTCGCGGCCCTGCGCGGGCAGCGGCCCGACGACGGTGACGTGCCGGAGGAAAGGACACATGGAAAAGGAGACGTTGGCACAAACCATAGGAAGGGAAGTGGCGGAGGACGCGCAAGTCATCAAGGAACTGGTGGGCGCGTATCGGACGGGCGGACGAGAGGCGGCGATGAAGGTGCTGCCGAAACTCATCGAGGAAATCCGCGATGACCTGCCGGTGGTGAAGGAGGCGGTGCCCGCGTTCAAGGCGGGCTACAAGTCCACCGAGTTCTGGCTGGCCCTGTTGCTGGTCGGTGGCAATACCGCGCTGTTCACCCTGACGGGCAAAGCGTTGCCCATCGACGTGAACTTGGTGCTGGCGGCGGTCGTGTCCGTCTATACGGCGGTTCGCGGCTTCATCAAGGCCAAGCAGACATAGCGAACCGACGCTCCGGGGTGAATTCACTTCGGGGCGTTCCGGCTTTTATGCCACTGGTTCATGGTGGCGAAGTGGACAAGGTGCTGGGCGTCGAGGGTGTAGGTGCTTGGTTCAGGGCCGGGGGAAATGCCGTCATCGGGTTTCAACGGCAGCAAGAAGCGTGAGGCGTAGAGGGTGATGAGGGCGTTGTAGCGTTCACGGGCACGCGCGGTGATGACACCGGAGCCGTCGGCGTTGAACCGCAGGAAACCGGAGTTCTGGGTGTTGCCATCGAAGGAGGCGACGGCATCCGTGACGGGCTGGGGGCGGACGGTACTGCAGCCGGTGAGCAGGGCACTACTCAGCCAGCAGATTACGAACAGTCTTTTCATCTTGTTTGGCGACGGCTTTTTCGGCGGTGGATTGGAGTTTGGCGGCATCCTGTGCTTGCGCGGCGTCGCGCATGTCCGGGGAGTTGTTGAGTTCCTGCTTGCGGTTCACCAGTCCAAGGACCGAGCCGAGCAGGGAAAGCAGGTTGAGCAGCCAGTTCAT